GCTCTGACCGCCGATATACACTCCAACCTTCTTACTGCTTTGCACGGTTGGTGTGATCGCGGGCGACTCCTCATTGATCACGACGCCTTCTGCTACCAGTCCCGCATTCCGTTCCCCTTCGGTAGGGGCAGAGCGAATCCATAGCGTACTGGCAGTGGTAACTGTCGCACCAGAGCCTTTGGTGATCTCCGGTTCATCTATCACCATCGATGCCACATGCGCTATCGTCTCACTCGCTTGTGTCGTGATGCTGGGTCCAACGGTCATGGCCGAGAGCCACGCAGTATCACCTGTCGCACCCGTGAGGGCTGACGCTACCTGGAACACCTGCGCATAGGTGGTCGCACCGCCAGACGTGAACGCGCCGCCGAAATATATCTGGTTATGGTTCCCAGCCGTCGATCCGTACCCAATCGAAAACGTCGAATCGAGTGTGGTGTGCCCCGTGACATCAAGCGTTCCACCCACATCGATATTGGTGGGCAACGCCGCGTTGACGATCTGCGTGGACCACTGCGGAGCCGACCCACTGCTGGTCAAAATTTTGTTGGCCGTACCAATAGCCACTCGACCGATCGCGGTGGCACTACTGGCAAACAACACATCCCCCGCCGCCTGACTACTGACCGAGATCTCGCCATCCCGCAAGGCGGTAAGATTCGTTTGGATCAGATTGAGATCCGAACTGGTGACAAGCTGACCAGAACTAAACGCCACCGGCGCCGCGTATGCCATACACTCCCCCCGCTACAAATAGCCACACACCGTGGTGGTTCCCAACACACTGGCGGCCGCATCTTCCAGGATCCAAAAGCTGACCGCTTCCGAGGGAACCAGCGTATAGCCCACGCGGACCACACCAGACCCCGCGCGTTCAAATTGGCAAGCGTTAATAAAGTGGCCGCGGGTGGCGATCCCCACGTCCACATCGATCCCCGTTTGATCTTCCACGAGTCCGATCCGATCGGAGATATCGAGATCCATAGCCGCCTGGGCGAGGATCTCGTTTCTATTCGCCACATAGCTGATGGACTGAACCGTGGTCACTGGATCCTTAAACATCCCCAGGAGATAATCCGCGGCGCCCTGAGCCACCCGCGGTTCATCCTGGTATGGCATATCAAACCCCATTGCCCGTTCGCCATAGGTGGACGCGGACGCGGTATCTGTGGCTTCCATGTGTGCTTCCGCGTAGTCATAGAGTCCGCGGCCGCGGCATTGCAGCTTCGTTACATAGGCGGTGGCGCCGGTGTTGTTGGTTATTTCCCACCGGACCCCGGTGGCGCTATAGGTGGCCGTGACGGAACACGATCCGGTCACGTTTGAGCCACTGCCATCCGCGGCAGTATTGAGTAAAAAATCCGTGGTGGCCGCCGCGGTTACCATACTGGTCCCACCGATCCGTGAACCTTCCTGATCTGGATCCCGGTACGGCCCAAACGGGCGGATCGTTTCCGCCGCCTGAATTTCCAGGGCGTTGTCCGCTTTCGCCCATAACACCACATCACTGGTATCCACGCGCCGTAAGTGGGCCGTGGCGGAGACCACGTTATAGATCCCCGCGCGGTTCCGTTCCAGCGTGAGACCGTCCGTATCACCGCGGAAGGTAAACGCATTACTCGCCGTGGCCTTACTCCGACTATGCCGATCCTCAAAGAGTAACGTTTCACCGCTGATCGCGTCCCGCTTCACCGCGATATAGCCCAGTTCGGACTGGGCCAACATTTGAAACGCGGACATCGCGGTGGCGGATTCTTCCCTCAAATTGTCCAGCGCGTACGCGTAGGTGTCTTGGCCTTCCGCAATCGATACCCGATCCGGCTGTTGGGCCACATCGGTATAGATCGTGGTAAACAGTTCATCGGATCGTTTGTTGGTCTGGACAGTGAGACCACGCAACCGATAGCGCGCGTAATGATCAAGGAGATCCACCCCGGACACCACCACCACCCGATCGCCATAGATCCCCGCGGACGGTTGGATCGCGTCGATGTAATATTTTTTATAGGTGGATTGGCCCCGGAGATGTAACCCGATCCGACACACGATCCCGATATCCCACCCGGTGATCGCGTCTCGATGATCCGGGGACCACCGGCCCGCGGCCCGGGCGCCATCCTGGTGGTTTGAGAGCGTAAACGTACAGCTTCCGGTTCTGGCTACCCTATCCACCGGAGACGATCCCTCAATCCCGTATGACCAGCGGATCGGTTCAGCCGCCCGACATTGATCCGTCACATCAGTGAACACGCCGGTGGATAGCTCTAGCGCCACCGATACCGATACCGTAACAGGCTCTAGTGGTCTGGACATATCAGGCCAGTGTCATGATCAGCGCGTCCCGGGTGGCGGTGGCGAGCTGTTGCGGTTGCCGCAGTAATAACCGCTCGATCGCCACCAAGCGATCTTCCACACCACTAAATCCCAGATCGGCCACCGGGACGCCCTGGCCTTCCGGAACCACCATCTCGCGGTTATGCAACCGGACCAACGTCCCCGCCGCGCCAAAGTCCAAAAACCGGCCGCCGGTCCCCTCGGCGAACCCTGGGGCGCCTTCACCGCCGCCCCCATCAATCACCGGAACATGGACGGATGGCACATGGACCCGCGCGTGGATGTCTACATGGGTGGGAATATTGCCCACCTGTCTAGTGTCCACGTTTAACGTGGCGTCTATTTGTGGATCGCTATTCCCTAAGTCTTCCGCTTTTCCGGTGGCGCCCTGTAGTTCAAGGATCAGGTCTTCGATCGCGGTAATAATGCGTCCCACTGAGGCGGTCATCGGTTCGGCGAAATTCAACGCGGCCATATCGGTGACCTTGACGCCGTTAGCATCCGTCAGCGCGCCCTGTTCCACCATGCTCTCGATAATCGGCCGCATGGATGCGGGGATCTCCGTCCCGGCCCACTGGCTGTCTCTGACCACGGCGTGGATCGCGTCCCCCTGGGCGGCGATCACCTCTTCCACTGACATCCCGGACGCGATCAACAGCTCGAAATCTTCCACAATAGTCCGCGCCTGATCGCCAATGCGCGCGCCCTGGAACGCGGGGCCGAGATCCGCCAGATCGATCCCATACCGTTCCGCCGCCGCTTCCATGGCCTTAAAGTCCACCTGCGCTTCAGTGGCCAGCCCTAGAATCGCTTGTTTCTGCGCCTCGGTCAGATCTCCCATTTCCAACAGTTTGTCTAGATACGGCTGGACCTGTTCCGGGAGAATCTCAAACGTTTCCGCGCCTTCCGCGGCTAGTCCCTGGAGTCCTTCCACTACGTTGGTGATCGCGTCCTGGTGGGCCTTCTCCGCGGCGATCTGTGCGTCCACGGCGTCACCCGCCTGGTCAAGCACCGGTTGGATCTCAGCGATCACCCGCCGCACCGCATCCGGCCCTTGTTTGATCGCCTCCCAGAGCCGTTGAACCGCCGCCTCACCCTCTTCCGGAGATTTTCCCGCTTCGATGAACGCATCCCGGACACCGACCACCACCTGTTTCCAGCGTTCGGTCCCAGCCTCCGCGCGTTGGGTGGCGGACAACGCCGCGATAATCCCATCTTCAAACCCGGCCACCAGCCCGCGCCCTTCCATTTCCGCTTCTGATGGGCCGCCGAATAACCGCTTAATGGCGCCGCCTAATTTCTTTAAACCCTTTAACCCGAGCTGCACCGCCGCGTTGACGCCCTTGCCAATAAACTGGCCCGCCATCGCGCCGATCGGGCCGAACATGCCACCGATCGCCTGTCCCACCTTCCCGCCGATCGCCGCGCTAACCCTGGTGGTCAGCGCGTTGCCAATCAGACCGCCAAAATGGGATCCCACCGCCCGCACCGCGGACCCGCCGCCCATCAGGGACTTGGTGATCATCCCTGGCACGTCACCCCACGCGCCCGAGAATTGTTCAAAGAAACTCGGCGTGGATCCCAGCACCTGGTGGAAGTCCCCGATCGGCTGTTCCAGCGACACGATCCCATCGCGGAACATATCCACCTGTTCGATCGCCGGACCAAACCCGTTCTGAACCGCCCAGATGAACTCGTTACCCAGTTGATCGGCTTCGGCTTCGGTCGCATCCATGGCCATGGCCAGATCACCCAACCCGGCCGCCAACGGCATCACGCCGCCTTCACGCGCCATCCACGCCGCCATCCCGAGTGTTTCTAGCTCCGCCGATAAGTCCCCGCCCCGATCAATCAGATCTAACGCGGACTTAGTGACCCGGCCCAACACCAGATCGTTGGCTCGCATCGCGGGCGTGAGTAGGGTCCACGCTTTTTCCAGCGTTCGGACATCCCCACCCAGTCCGGCGTCTGATAGGGTATCGGCGAGTTTTTGCGCTTCGCTGACCGTGTCCGCCGCCGCTCCGCCTAGTCCCAGGATCGATCCGGTCGCAATATCAAACGGCGGCGCCAATCCTTCCGCGCCCGTTCCGAGCTTCGCCACGTCCCCGGCCAGTGTTTCCACCGGTTCCGTGGCGTCCGCCACACTCTCGCCAAGATCGTCCACCGGTTCACTGGCGCCGAACACCTTGTCCCGTAACCACGCCAGTCCGTTTCCTACCGTTTTTCGTACCGCGTCGAACTGCCACAGTATGGCGATCAAGCCACCCACCGCGGCTACTACCAGGCCGATCGGTGATGTCACCGCGGCCAGCGCTAATCCAAACGCTTTGAGGGTAAACACGATCGCGGGGATCGCCGCGGCCACCTGGGCGAACACGATCAGCAGTGGCCCCGCCGCGGCCGCCATCCCGGCCACCACCACGATCACTTTCTTGGCGGTGGGATCTAAATTCTTAAACCACGTCACCGCGTCACTCACACGGGCCGCCAGCGCTTCCACCACTGGCACCAGCGACAACACCGCGGCGCGTAGATCGGCGCCCAGTGGTTCAAACGCCAGGACCGCTTTATTCCGTAACGTGGCGAACACTTCGGACATGGTGGCGGACTTCGCGGTGGCGGTGTCCACGGCGCCACTGGAGTCCCCCAGGATCGCGGTGAAATTCTCGATCGCAAACGTCCCCGCCCTAACCGCGGTGGTCATCCGTTGCGCGCCTTCGGCCCCGAATGCTTCGGTGGCTATAGACAACGCCACCGTGTCCGACTCGGCCGCGCGCATGGCGTCCACCGTGCCGAATAGCATTTCCTTGGCGTCCAACCCTGCACCGGCCCAGCCGCGGAACGCTTTGTTCAACCCCGGCATAATTCTCGACACCGAGATCCCGACCGATTCAAACGATCCAAAAATAGCGGCGGATTCTTCGATCGTAAAACCCGCATTCTTCAACACGGATCCGAACGTGGTGGTATGGCCGATCAATCCCGACAAACTCACCCCGGTGTTTTGGGACACCACAAACATCTGATCCAACACCGCCGCGCCGCGGGCCGCTGGCTGTTCAAACTGCGCCAACGCGGATCCGAACGCTTTGGCGTTGGTCGCGCCGTCTTCGCCGAGCGCCCGCGAGGCTTTGAACAGTGCGGTGGTGAGGGTTTCCAGGGTGGCGCCGGTGGCGCCGGTGTGGGTGTTGAGATCCGCAATGGCGGACGATACCGCCGCGGCGCCATCCGGGACCGATCCGAACACCGCGCGGAATGAATTGTTCAACCCGTCCAACGCGGCGCCACTGGCGCCCGTCCCAGATTGGATCGTCCGGAACGCGCCGTTCAAGACTTCGTTAGACTGGATCGCCGCGGCGCCCCACCCCAGGATCGGGAGGGTGACCCCGGCGGTGATCTGTTTTCCGAGTCCGCCCACCCGGCGGCCGAACGCGCCGAACCCGCGATCCAGGTTGCGAACGCTGGCGGACGCCTTCCCTAAATCGCCCGCAAATTTGCCAACGTTGGTTTCAAGGTTTACGAGCAGCGATCCAACAGTGGCCGCCATTATGCCGCCACCGTCCGATCCTCACCGCCGAATAGGTTGGTTAACATGCGCGCCACCTCGATCTGGTCTTCGACTGACTGCGGGCGGCGCGTGTCTGGTATCACCGAACGGCGGAAGTCTTGCCAGCTAGGGATCCGCTTGGCCCGCCCGAACGCGGCCGTATGCCACGCCGCGAAGAGTGTTTCTTCAAACCTGGTTGCGTCCCGGCGCCGGATCGCCTGGAGCATCCCCGCCACCTGGCGCGGGGTGCTCGTCCAGAACGAATCAGACGTTAGTCCGGCGGCGATGGCTTCGGCCGCGAAGTCCGCCCACGAGATGGTTTCCGCGGTGGCTTTTTTTTTCCACCCGCGTCCGCCGGGAACGCCAGCGCCAACACCTCACCGATCACCGTGATCGCCGTGGCTAACCCCACCTGATCCACTAACACGCCGGTGGCCTGAAGATCGATCGCCGCGTGGTGATCCCGTAACGCGGCCCACCACAACATCCGGATGTCCCGGACCCCGGCTTGGCCAGAGCCTAACCGGGATCCGAGTGTTTCGATCGGCGCGTCCGTTGCGTCTTCCAGTTCACAAATGGCATTCACCGAAAACCGCAAGCGATACTCGACGCCCTCAACCGTGATCGCGCGTTCCCCTTTGTGACTATTCGCCATTAGGCCAACGTGGGCGCGCTAGTGATCTTCACCGTGACATCCGCGCCGAGCTGTGAATCAATCGCCGCGGACGTGGACCAGGACGTGATCACGCCCTTGAACGCGAACGTGGTGCTACCAGCATCCGGGAACACCAATTTCCAATTCCGATCTGTTCGGTTCGCGTAGTCGGCCAGGATCCCGGTGGTGTGACCGTGGCCCGCGGCGCTATTCAGCGCCGGTTGATAATTGATCGAGAACGTCACGTCCCCGGCGTCCTTCATCCCTGCGATATGCTCCCGGTGAGCGCTAGCGCTGGAATGGTTGGACACGTCGATCGTTTCGGTGGTTAATCCAGACATCGCCACGTTGGTGACTTCCGCCACCGTGGTCCATGTTTCACTCCCGGCCCCATCGCCCCGCTGTAATTCTGTCCCGTACCCATGCACCGCTGAAGACATACGCCCCCCCTTTGTTAACTCGTAGCACCGACTATGATCACGTCATACGTGACCGTAGATCCGCTGGAACTGTTCGCCACCTGGAGGATGTCCGCGGATCCCGCGGTCACCGCGTACGCCGTGGCGTCCGGCGTATGCACCAAAAACAACCCACCGGGCCGCACTACCACCACATCAGTGGCGTTCGACACCCAGTTGATAAACGTATTGGAACCCGCGCCACCAACTAACACGTTGTTGGTGTTCGCCGTGGCCGCGTACACCAAGATCGTTTTGACCCGGGCCAGCGCCACCGTGGTCCCGAATGCGTTGGACAAAGTCCCCGCCAGATCTAGCGAGTCCGTTCCGCTGGCCGCGATCGTCCGTTGGTCGTGCCAGAGCTGATCGCCTTCGTTGGCGCCCGTGCCATCAGTTAGGCTTAGGGACTTCTCATATTCCAGTGGATCTTTGGACGTGCCAAGATCCAACACACTGGTTAATGTGGCCGCCAGCTTGACCGTTAGTTTTGACGTGAGCGCCATAGATCACCCTTCATCGTGGACAATTTCAAAATCTTGGGACACCCGGAACACCAGCGGATCGTCTTCAAACAGATCACGTTCATTCACCAACGTGGCCGCGTCCACGTGGGTGGTTCCCATTAGCCCACTGAACCCGTCCAGCGCCAGCCGACAGGCATCCGCCACATCCGACACACGGCGGAATCCGGACACCCCTGGCGCGTCCGCCGCCCACCAGTCCACCTGGATCCGTGGGGACGCCATCAAACTGGGGCCGCCGTGACTCCGGACGCGGGTGGTGGAGATCCGTTGATAGCGTCCCGCCGGATACACCACGTTTTGTGGCAACACCAACGGGTAGAGACGCGCGCCAATCAACGCGGATAGCCGCGGGTGTTCGGTCAGGAATTGATACAACGCGGACTCAATCATGTCGATCCCGCCTTTTTGGCCAGCCGCCGCGCCCGTTTTTCTATTTCCCGCGCGAGCGCCGTTTGATGATCGACTAACACCTGGGCCTTGTTCTCATCCCATGCGGGCCGTAGGAATGGTTGGGCCGCGTGGTGCTTGGTCCCAAACTCCGCGAAGAGCGCGTGGAAGTGATCTCGATCTGGTCCCACCGCGGTGGGCCGAAACTGGGCGCCCATCCGCTTGGCCATCCCCGAGCTGACCGATCGCACATCGATCGAGTCTGCCATGCCACCAGACGCGCGCGGCGCGTTCTGTTTGGCCGCCGCCGCCACCGGCGCCATGGCCGCCTTTTCCGCCCGTGTGACCACCCGCTGAATGTCCCGCGCCGATCCTAGTGCCATCAGCGCCTTGGCTAACGCGGGGCCGCCGGTGATCTCGGCGGTGAACCCATAGCCGCCGCCGCCGGTTCCCTTGTCCTGGGTTCCGCTCCACCCCGTCCGTAGCCGTGCCACCGATCGCGCCATTAGTTGACTGACTCCCGCACATGGACCGATTGACCCGCGCCCCGGGCCGGTGGTTCCAGGACCGCCACGATATCCAGCGCCGCGGATCCATCCACTAACCGCATGGCGGCCGCTAGCCCGTCCACGGGTTCCGCGAGGGTATACACCGCGCTGACGGTGGCGTCCGTCTGATCAGCGGCGAACCGTTCAGACCCCCGGAGATCCCGCCGCGCCGCGGATCGGGTCGCATACGGGATCCACGTTTCCAGCGGGCGCCCATAGCCGCCAGCCGGTTGGGTGAGTTCCAATTGTTGAATCGCCACACGCCGATCGAACCGTCCGCGGGTGGCCATTACCCGGCCCTCACCGCGCGGTAGGGTGACAACGCCGCATCGAATCCCAACGGGACTACCGCCAACCGTGGCCCCGCCGCCGTGGATTGTTCAAACCAGTGATTGACTAACATGATCAACGCTTGGCGTATGGGCGCGGGGATCGCGTCCGCGTCCGCGGTGGCCGCGTAGCCCGCCACATAGCGGACCACCACCCCGGCGGACGCCCGGAGATCCGTGGGCCACGCGTCGCCGTCATTGAGCGCCACCCGCGGCGGATCCACCGTGGTGTCCACCCGGTATTCCGCGCTACTCTGCACGGTGGCCACGTCGTCCGCGTCGTACGTGGTGATCGTCGTGACTGATTGCACCGGGCCGCGCGGTAACTCGATCGCGTCCGGTGGAAAATCATCGAGCGTTAGATCCAGTGTTTGGGTGATCAACGCGCGATCCGTCACCCGTTCGATATATTCACGGGCCGCGGTAATATAAAAATCCACCAGATCATCGAAGTGATCAGAATCCAAGCGTAGCGCCTGTTTGGCAAATGCACGGCTAATCGGTTCCGCCGCAGGACCACTGGCGATCGTGACCGTGGCCGCCTGTTCTAGCCAATCAGTTCGCACGTGTGCGCCCCCCCTTCCGCCTAGACCGTGGCCGCGCCGGTGGCCGCGCCGCTGTTTCCAACGCCGGGGCCGCCGCCGTGGTGTCCGGTCCCGCCTGGATCGGTTCCGCGCGGCGCCGTTCAATCAGCCGCGCCGCCAACCCTGGATCGAGATCCACCACGTCACCGGTGTGGGCCTCCAGACCCACACCGGCGATCGAACACAACATCCGGACTCGCATTAGGCCATCTGCAAGACTTGCGAGGCTTCCGCCACCGTCAACGAACCATCAGTTCGCGCAGTCCCAAGGAAACCGAGCTGCGAGTTGGCAGCATACAGCTCCGTTAGTTTCTGCATGGTGTAGCCCGCGCGATCCGCGATAACGTAGAACTGCGGATCCGCAATACAGAGCGCCTTCCCGCCACTGACGGGCGCGGGCATGGAACTCGACGTATACAGCGGTAGCCCCATGAACGTGTCCGGTTGGCCCGCCTGGAGTCCCGGACTCCACAGGTACTGGTTGGTGGTGTCCTTGAGTTTCCGCAACAACAACACCGTGCTGTCCTTTGCCAGGAACACGCCGTTCCGCCGGTACTGTGGCTTGAGCGCGTGGAACAATTCGATACACTCGTCCGCGGTGATCGCTGTTGCGCTGGCCGCCGTGACTCCTACGGTGGATCCATAAATAATTCCACGCGGCTGAGTACTGCCAGAGCCATCGACGAACGCGGCTTCCTGGGCGGCGGCGATGGACCGCGAGATCTCCGTCATGAGATACGCTTCCATGTCGATCCCGCTATCGTTCATCAACTGCGTTGATACCTTGACCAACCGAGACACCGCATACGCGGAAAACTCGATCTCGGAGAAGGTATCGTCCCCCTCTGTATGGGCCGCCGCTTCCGCGGTCCACGTGGCGGACCCGTGGGAACTCGGGACCGTAGGCAAGTTAAACGTGCCACTCGCGGTGGTGATCACTTTCGAGATCCCCCGCATAAAGTTTTCTTCCTCCAGCTTCTGGGTTAGCGTGGTGGCCCAGCTATCCGGGACGGTATAGCCGCCAGAGGCGGCGGTTCCTACCGACAACGCCCGCGATTCCACCGGCCGCCCGCTGAGAAAATCGAGAAACGCCGTGCGGTATTCTTCGCTACCCGTTCCGCCGCGGACCTCCGCGGTGGTGGTGGGTTCTAGGGCCGCCATGGTGGCGGGCGCCCGGGTTTCCACCTCGCCGCGTTCCGCGGCGCGCTGGTGGGCCTCAATCGTGACCCGCAGGGCGTCCGCGTCCGCTTCGATCTTTTCGTACTTGTCCGTTTGTTCCGCTGTCAGCGCGTCCGTTCCGGCGCTGTCGAGAATGTCCCGCGCTTCCGCGATCAATCGGCCGCGCTGTTCCTGTAGACTTCCGATCACACTCATACGTTCCTCCTGATTGGCTTACCCGCCCACTTCCAACAGACGCAACCGCCGCCGCAATTGATCAGTGGTTGGCCCCGTACTAGTCGGCGGTTCGGCCGCCGCGTTCGGTGTTGCCACTGGTTCCCGCGCCCGGAATGCCTCCACCCGCGCCCGTGCTTCCGGCGCCCCGGTTTCCGGGTAGGCGGGGAACACACACGGGGACACGTCGATCAGATCCACCGCATCAATCGTCCGCAATGGGAGCGAGTCCGCGTCCTTTGCGTCCTCCCACGTTTCCGACACTGGCACAAACCCAAAACTCGACCCCGCCAGATCCCCGCGGGCCGCCAGCGCGATCACGTGATCGCCCAGGGCGGTGGCGGGTGGTTCGATCCGATACCGCAACCCGTGATCATCCACGCTGATCGTCACGGTGGGCGGATCCGATTGCGCGCGGCCCAAGAGCCACCCGGGATCGTGATTGAGTAACGCCACAAAATCCCGCTCCCCGGCGACCGCCGCGGCGAACGCCCCGGGCGCGATCCGTTCGCGGTAGGCGCCGCCGATCACGGTTTCTGTATCGAACACGGCCGCGTAGCCTTCCACGGCGCGGGTGTCCCCATCTACCGATCGCGCCTGGGTGTCCGCGCCATCCACAAACGTCCGGCGTTCAACTGTTGCCATCTGGTCCCCCGTCATTGATGGGCGCCATGTTCAACGGGCGGATCAATTCATCGCCACCCGGCCGCGCGTTCCGGTCTTCAATCGATCGCGCCTCATTCACCGACAAGATCCCCGCATTGATCGCCGTACTTAAGGCGGTCATTCGGGTGGCCGTGTCCGCCCGTAGGAGCGCGTCAGTCACAAACTTGGTGAAATGGGTAGACGTGCGGCCTAAGAGCTGGCGATCCACACCCGCTTCGATCCGCCGGAACCATGGCCCCATGGAATGCGTCACGTATTCCAGGCTCTGATGTTCGATGTTGGAAAACGTGGACCGTTCCAAACTGCCGATCAGGTGGGCCGGAACGCGGAAGATCCGCGCCACATCATCCACCTGGAACCGCCGGGACTCCAAGAACTGGGCGTCTTCTGGCGGGATCCCGATCGGGTGAAATTCCACGCCGTCTTCCAAGACGGCCAGCCGGTGGTGATTGGCCGCCCCGCGGTGGAGCTGTTCAAATCCTTGTTTCAGCCGCGCGTGTGCTTCCGCTGATAGTTGGCCCTTCGTTTGGAGGACGCCACCCGGCCGCGCGCCATTCGCAAACAACGCCGCGCCGTGATCCTGGAGCGCCCGCGATAATCCGAGCGTTTCCCGGCAGTGGGCGATCACACTGGATCCCACTAAGGTGTTCCCACCGGTGAACGCTTTGAGGTGGAAGATCGGCGGGTGTGTGGGATCGTCAACCCACGTGATCGCCCCACTGGCGGATCGAAATTCGTAGACAATCCGCCCGTCTGCCCCGCGGCCCACCGCCATGGCGTCCGGCGCCAGCGGCCACAAGGCGATCGGGCGGCCGCGCCGATCCCGTTCCACCTCACAGTAGGCGTTCCCGTGCAACAACATCGACGTGGTGATCAGCTCCCAAAACTGACAGGCGTCGAGTTCTGGATTCGGCCGATCGTGAATGACCCGATACAGGCTATGGTTGGGTTCGGCGATCTTTCCGGCGTTGTCTGGTAGCCGCCTGAAGACCTTCAGCGGGAGTTGTCCGATCGTCCCCGCGATCAATTGCACCGCGGACAAGACGGCCGGAACCGTCAACGCATTCGTGGCCGATATCGTTACACCGGACGCGGTGGGTTCCGCTTGCAAGGCGGCCGTTAACCACCCGGTGGGATTGGCTAGTGTGGCGCGTGATTCAAACAGGCGATCCAGTATCACCGGCCCTCCGACGCGCCACCCGGGGCCGCTGTTAGCGTCCGGGGCCGCGCGCAATGAGTACGCCCACCGCCACCAGCGCTACACCGGCGACGATCCACGCGGCGGCCGGATGTAATGCACCGGCACCGCGCACGATCGCCAAGATGCCACCACAAAACAGCATATCGGCGAACGTGGGCCTAGTCATGATCGGAAAGTCCGCGCCACTTCGCTAGTGGATCGGTGGCTTCTGGTGAAACGTGGTAGGGCGTGGTGATTCAACCAACCGCGGGATCGCTACCTTCAGATCGATCCGGATCGTCCGGCCGCCTGGGATCCGGGACACCCCGCGGATGGACCCACGCGCGGCCCACCGGTACACCGTGTTCGGGTGGACACCCAGGAGTCCGGCGAAGTCCTTGACCGTACAATACCGCGGCAGCCCATCCGGGCGGCGGTCACTCATACCACCACCAGATCCCGATCCTCATACACCGATCGCGCCGGTTCCGCGTGATCGTCATCCTGGCGGGTCCGGGCCAACGCAAAACAGATAATCGTGGCGATCACGCCATCAATATGACCGCGCGCGCGGCGCTTACTCGGAAAAATGTTTCCTTTGGCGTCTTCAATCACCACCGCGTTGGACAACATCCACGTTAACACCGGGTGGCCGCCGCCATCCGTCCGGCCACTGAGTAATTCCGCCTCGAAAATCTTGGACGGTTCGGACATCACCTTAACCGTTTGGCCCACTTCCACCACCCGGTCCACACCTAGATCCGCCTGGAGCGCCGACAATAACCCGCCATCATTCCAGGGATCGATCCCCACTAGATCGACCTGGAACCGCTGAATAGCCGCCAAGATATACTCCAGAATCAGCGACACATCGATCCGGGCGCCGGGGATCCGTTCCAGGTGGCCGCGCCGGATCCACTCCCGGAAAGGCGCCCGCGCCGCGTGTTCCCGTTCTTCCAGGTTTTCGGTGGGTGTCCAAAACTTTGACAGTAACCGCCATCGGGGATCGGACTCGGTAGGTTCAAACGCCACCACACACGCGGTTAGATCGATCTTGGAACTCAGATCCACGCCGATAAAACAGCGCCGATCAGCGGTCACCGCGGACGGCGGATCCCCGTGGGACTGTTGACCCCTCCACGTGGTCATGTTCAGCCACGGATCTGACCCTTCCACCCACTGGTTCAACCGCTTGGTCCGGAATGACGCCAGGGCGGACGGGAGTCCCTTGGCTTGACGGGCTAACCGCTTCATATCTTCCGGGTTCACCGTGATCCCAAACATGGGGTTGGCCTTTTTCCAGGTCCGGAGCGTAAATGGATCGTCTGTTTGATCCGCGTGGGCCACAAACCCCAAGATCCGATCGTCACTGATCACACCTTCCACCACCTGGCGGACATACTCCCGCGTACCAAAACAGGGCGATTGGAGATCCGTTCCGGCGGTGGTGATCACAAATAACAACGGCTGCCGCCGCGCGCCCTGGGCGGTTTCCAAGACATCAATCACACCGCGGGTTTTATGCGCGTGGTATTCATCCACGATCGCACACGCGGGATTGAGTCCGTCCATACTGTTGTAATCCGCGGATAGTGGTTCGATCTTCGATCGGGTGTCCGCGCGGTTGAGGTTACCCACAAAACACTGGATCCGGTGTTTCAGGTGGGGATCCGCTTGCACCTGGGCCTTGCAGGTATCGAACACGATCCGGGACTGGTCCCGCTTCACCCCGCATGAATAGCCCTCGGCGCCCATCTCACCATCAAAAAACGTTGTATACAGGAGAACACCGGCCGCTAAAAAGGACTTCCCGGACTTCCTGGGTAGTTCGATATACACCGATCGAAACCGCCGCGCCCCGGTATCCGGATCGATCCACCCGTAAATGGATCCCAGGATGAACACTTGCCACGGTTCCAGCGTCCACCGCTGGCCCGCCCATTCGCCTTTATAGTGGGTGAGTTGTGAGAAAAAATGGAGCGCCGCATCCGCCCGGGCCGCATCAAACACAAACGGAAACCCGGGTTTGCCTACCCGATCGAGATCCGCCAGGTGGCGGGCCGCCGCGCAGCGGTGAAGACTCCCCACCACTGACCTGGGACGGACGATCCGGCGCGCGTAGCTGGTGAGCGCATTAGTTGACACGATGATCCGCTGGTGCATCGAACGCCGCAAACGGATCGCCGTCCGCGGGTGGTTCGACCTTCACGGCCCGTGATTGGGCGGTGGGCGTCAATCCCATTTCACCAAGACTCTTAACCACTTGCGCCCAGGCTTTGTCCGCAATCGTCAACCACGCGGACTTCACCTCATACCCGGACGGCGCGATTCTCACGGCGCCCCGTTCCCGAACTTGGCGTTCGGCATGTTGCCACCGGGACCACGCCACGCAATAGGTAGCGAAGATCGGCCCATAGACCACGCCGATCCGCTGTTCCGCGACCAGGGCGGCGCCAAATTCGGCCCAATGGGCGCGCGCGTCCGGGTCCAAATGGTCCGGCGGTGGTGGTAGTCCGACCTTGGCCACCGGTTCCCGCTGGTTGATCGGCCGTTTCCCTGGGTTTCCGCGCAAAACCTTGTCGATAGTGGCTGTTGGTCGTCGTCCCATGTGCTAATTGTCGCATGTCGTCCACTAGCGCGATCCAACCC